CGTCTATCCATTCTTCATCAAACCACTTCTTCAAACCTGTTTTCTTGGTCTTTGGCTTAGAAGATTGACGGTGTTGCCGCCGTTTAGACGCTGGTTTAGGCATAAGTCCCGCCTCGCCTCTTGTATTCTTTGGTCAGCCAAGCGGATGCGTATGCTGAAGGCCACACATCAAACTTACGTTTTGCTTCTGACTTTACCCTGGAATAAAGCTGTTTATTCTTGGGAACTGGATCAGACGATTTACTTTTTCTTTTTGCTTTTGTTTTTCTTTTTGCCGCCATTAACTTTCTTCTTGCTTGGTTTTTGGTATAAATATCCTGCCATTACTGACTCCTAGCCTTTTTCTTTGCTCTGTCTGAAAGATCCTTGAAATGGTACAGCTTTACTGACATTTTGCCATGTGTTTTGCCAGAATGAAGGTCGCCATTAGGCATTTTATGCGTATTGCCTTCAAACAACGTACCGTCACGCTTGTAATGACGCATTCCTTTAGCCATTTAGCTCTCCTACCATTTAACCTTATTTGCCCAATATGCTGCTGAACATTTGCCTTTCGCTATATTTTTAGCGTGTCTAGCCTTAAAAGACTTGCGCCTAGCTTTGTCTTTTGCAGACTTAGGATTCTTTCCTGCACCGCTAACACCTTGCTGCCCAAATCTAATAGTTTTGGTGCTGCCATCTTCACATTTAGCTAAGACAACGTGTGACTTAGTAGGATGGTTCGGTGTTCTCTTCGGCTTGTTGATCCCTTTTAACCCTAGCCTTGCGAGTCTTGGGTCTTTTTGCTTCGGCATTCAGTAATTCCTCGTTAAAGGAGATCTTCCGCTCCAACGCTTCTAAGCGGTTCCATTGGGGTTGGAATCGGTTCTCCACCTGCTTGATTAGCATTTCCAGTTCTTGGTTCGTTAGCATTTTCTTTACTCTTGATTTCTCGTTCTTTAAGGAGTGTCTGGGCAACCTTCATTCGTCGCTCAAACTCTTTATCTTCTGCGTTACCTTCCTTCAGGTTTTTGGTAACAGCATTGATGAGATCAATTTCTAGCTCTTGAGGTATAGTGTTAGCCTCAATTGCCAGTTTAACGGCTCTTGCAGATGATTCTTCTGCTTGTGAGCTGAGTGCTGCGGTTTGTGATTGCTGGAATGCAATCTGTGCTTGCTGCGCTGCCATCGCCATTTGTTGAGCTTCTGGGTTAGGCTGCATAGCTTGCTGCATTGCGGCTAAGAGTTCCTCACGGTTAGACAGGTTCATATTATCAATGATTGACTGTACTAATGTTGCGTATAAAGGAGAATCTTGCTGCATTGTCTGAAGTAGTTGTACAAGCTGTGTAACTTCGTATTCCCTAGCAATAATACCCAAAGTGCTTGTTGCGTTAAACTTGTAGTCAGCAACAGGGTAGCTTTCAGGGTCAAATTGCATGTATCGGTGCGCTGCCTTCTTTACAAAAGGTATTAAAAAAGACTGCTGAAAGTTAATCAAAGTTCTCTTATGTCTTTTGATAATTGCACCCAAAGACATTGAAATACCAGCAGCAGTTGCTTCGCCGTTTACTTGCCCCGCAATACCTGCTGAATCTACGGCTCCTGTGGCCTGTTGTACCATCTGCTGCAAGGCTGATGCCTGGGCAAAGGTAATCTGGTTAACCTGCCCGAAATTAAAGGGCTGTAGGACTTCTCTAGGATCACCACTGGTCAGTATCATTTTGCCTGGACGGATCTCAGGTTTAGCACCTCTGGGCAAACGAGTTGCATCAATCGCCATCATAGGGTGAATTGTTAAGCTTAATGCGTCAATTCTTGCTCTAAGCTCAGTATCGAGTGCTTTTTGAGAGTTGTAACCTTTTTCACAGACACCACGACCCCAAAATCTTCCTGGTACTACGTCCCACGGGAATGCTACAACAGGTCTGTCCTGCATCATGTAAGGGTTAGCTTCTGCTTTTAGAAGTACACCACCGTTAGCAATAACAACAATGGCTTCAACGTATCTGGATTGATCTTCTTCTTCCGTCAGAACTTCTACTTCTTCATCTTCCTCTAATGCGCTATCAAGCATTTCTCTGGGAACAAGACCGTAATACTTAGTAAGACGCACTTTATTGTCATGGTAGACAGTCAGATCTTGGTCTGGCTCTAAATCTGTATCTGGAGCAGCAGGGCCAATGTAAGTATCAAGGTAAACACCTTGCTCCTGTAGCATTTCTACTTGGTGCATACTGACGAATTCGTCTATTGCTACACCCATTGAGTCTTCTACAGACGTTGCAACAGGGTCGATCAGGAAATTCTGTGGCATAACAGGCTTTAACTTAACCTTTACCCTGTCCTGAATTGTAACTCCGACTGCTTGCAGATCGCCGCCCATAATCGGTTGGGTAGCAGGAGCCATCTCTTTCATCTCTTCAATGATAATTTCGCCTATGCCTGTACCGAAAACAGCCGCATTAATTAAGCACTCAGCAACTGATTTACGAACTTTACAGTCCTCAAAGTCTTCAGTGAGCTTGTTTCTCAGGAAAAGTACGTCATTTCGATCTGTATCTCCTACATTATCGGAGACATCAAACCACTTCCCACGCCCAAAGGTTGCCTCTTCTAACTCTGCTACGTTAGATTCAACCGCTTGCTGGAGGGCTGGCGAGATAATTCTTGACCGTTCAGAGGCTCTTTCGCTATCAGCGACATCCCAAATACCCCGCCAAAGACGATAATACTCGTCAAAACGGTAAGAATAGTTAGACTCGTAGTGGTCACGCCAATCATCACACTTAGTCATTACCCAATCTTCGATAGATTGCTCCATCAATAATGGGTCTGCTTCGTATATATCGCTCATGGTTTACTCCACAGCCTCTACGAAAGTATTAGCTTTGTTTGCTTTCTTTGCTAAAGGGTTGAAAGTTTCTAATGCAGTTCCTTCTTTATACCCGTCTTTTGCGTAATCAAGAGCTTCTTCCTTTGAGGGCATTTCTAAAAAGTTTCCTGTTGCTATCGCCTCATCCATTGCATCTTGATTTGTTTCAAACTGCTTTAAAGACTCTCCGTCAAATTGAATCATAGGAAAAACAATCCAATTTCCAGTTTTGTCATCAATCTCAGCCGCCATGCGGTGAGTTGAAATAGATCCATCCTCATTTTTTATGTAAGGATATTTCTCAGGATTGTTAATCCTATCGAGAAATTCTGGCTCTTCTTTGTCTTCCATTAGTATCCTGCAATAACGTCTAGTATTTCAGGTTCATCAAACTCAATATCATTGATCCCGTATGGTACTTGGGCTAGTTGGTCAATGTAACTGAGTGCGTCAACTAAGTCATCATGGGTTAACGGATCAGGGAACTGAAAGAGTTCATCAAGAAACTTTATGTTCCAATCAGCTTTTTCTAAAGAAATAACGCCGTTTTCAAACCTTCCCTGCAACGACCACATAATACGGTCTGTTTTCTTACGGTTGCCGTGTGTTAGCTCAACCACTCTAAAAAACTTGTTATACCGCTTCTGCAAATCGGTTAAAGGTGACATTACCGCCTGTTTAGCGATACCCCTTTCTATTCCAACAGAGATTGGCTCGTACTTGTCTACAGCGTTAAAAATCTTCTGAGCAGTCTCGTTGAGATCCCATCTGCCGTGAATAATCTCCTTAATATACCAGTCGCCTCGATCAGTTACCATGACTACTGCAATCGCAGTACTGTCAAGTCTGGAGTTTTTGGCACGTTTTTTTCCTACCTCTTCAAAACCTGCAAGGTCAATCGCAATATAACAATCAGAGAATTCAGGCTCTGTACCATACTTAATCCACTCTTCCTGAAACATTTCAGAACCCCTGGCCTCAAAAGAAGCCATGAATTCCTGCCGAAATGCGTAAGATGACATAGATTTCTTGGCAGTATCTATCTCTTCAGGGTCTAACAGGGGGTTGTCATAGGAACTGTAATGCCATGCCTTGTAAGTCTCATCATCTCCTAAATCAGCGTACTTATAGAGATCGTAGAAGTGATTTCTGCCAATCGGTGTACCAATGAACATGGCTCCACCCTTCTGGTCAGCCAAAGCAGGTCTGAGTATCTGTTCAAAGACTTCAGGCTTCATATCAGCGTATTCGTCAAGAACAAGGAACTTCAGGGATACACCACGCATGGTTTCGGGTCGGTCAGCACCCTTTAAGCTAATGGTAGCCCCGTTAATTAATTTAATCTGTAAATTATTTATGTGTGAGCCAGATACTACGGGATGGCCTAACTCCAGAAGGGTTTGCCACATAATGTCTCTGGCCTGTCCCTGAGTAGGTGCGACATAAAAAACATGCCCTCTATCGGCCTGTAGAGCGTTAATTATCAGCATCCAAGCGGCTAAACGAGACTTTCCTGTACGTCTACCAGCAGCAACGATTTTAAAGCGAGTAGTGTCGTTCCAGACATCCTGCTGCCAGGGAAGCAACTGTATATTAAGTTCGGTCATCCCCAGCTGTGTGTCTTAGTCCCGCCATCGTAAGCTACACCTAGACCTTCGTTGATCAGGAGTTGAGCAATGTCTTCCTGAGACTCATAGGTATAAAGGTTAGCCAGGACTCGACCGTATTTGTCTTCCTTTCCCTTATCTAACGACTCTAACCAGACCCTATCACCACAGAGTTCCTTCATCCTGTCCCTTGCACGATAGCCAATTTCCTTCTCAACCTTGCTGCGGGTGCGTATTTCAGGGGTATCTATTCTGGCAACTCGTACCTTAGAGCGTTTGGAAATATTAAACGGGAGCCTTATTTCCGTTGTAATGGTATCACCGTCATAAACAGAGACAACATCGGCTTTAAACAGAAATAACTGATTAAAATCAATCATACGCTTCGTTTTTTTCAGTATTAGGGTCGTCTTTTAAGAAACGCCCCTTGGCATCTCTGGCCCTTTTCATTTTTTCTTTAATTTCTTTCACTTTTACCTTGTGTTTTATCTCATCAACAACGTCTTCAGCAATTAATTTAGCTTCTTCCTTGATTTTTTCCTTCATAAAGAGCTTTGCGAGGAATTCTTTTATTGATAACACGATATTCTTCATTCAAATTCTGCCTCAATAGGGGGTTGATCAGGGATGTCTACTGCACCAACGCCTGTAATGTTAATCTGGATAGCACTACGACCACCATCCTTCACGACTTCCTTCTCAAAAGCAGCCACGGGTAGCATACGATCCATAATCATCTTCCATGCAGCCGCCTGATTCTTATGCTCATCATCAAGTGCAGCATTGAAAATTGTTTCTAGAACTAACCTGGATTTAGGGGAGGCCAGCATACGAGCCTTATACTCGTTAATAATCGCTGCATCACCCTTTGGACGACCTACTGGCCCACGATTACCCTGCTTCTTGGCCTTTACCTCTGACTTCTTAGGCCGACCACGCTTCCGCTTACGTATCTCCTTACGCTCTTCAATGGCCTCACGGTCTTTTTCCGTTAAATGGGAATGCTCAATCACCAGACAAAAATACCCGCAATAAACTTATTTAGCAATACAAGTTTAATTAATGTTGTTAATCAAGAACTTGAAAAAGATTCAAACAAAGCCTTTTTTCTAAATTGGCTTATTTTGTATATGGGTGGGTACTACTAATAATAACATTGCGTTGTCCCCCTCCCGCCCCATTATCATTCAAATCAATTATGGGGCTATGCCTAGATCATTCTAAATGATGGTGGGTACTATTGATCTCAGTGATAGTACACCTGGAGCTGAATAGATCTGAGAATGGCGGCATTCACCAGATGAATAATAGTTGGTTGCGAGGATAAGGTGTGTGAATGGGTGCAGCAACCTACAAACCCAATCCAGATATCATTCTAATCAATCCATATCTGGAGTTTAATCATTCTGAATAATGATTAGTCTTGTTTCTATTTAATAGATTTTAGCATATTTTCAGGGATATTTATAGGCACCAATTATCGTGCCATATTCACAAAACATATAGTTGTTTACTGCTACATCTATTGCCCTATTCTTGTCGGACATTCACAAAAAGGTGAGACTATTTATGAAAAAGTTACTAAAAATCATCGCACCATTCGATACCCTCGCAGAAAACATTTACCACGCATGTATGGCTCTAGGCATGATCTATATCGCTTACCTTGTCTTACCCATTTGCTTAAACATCATTACAGGATAAAAAATAATGGACTATTTTGAATTTAAAGCACGATACATTGAAACTCTCAAAAAGTTTCTTAATTGCAAACCACAGGATAACTATGCTGGTTTGATTTATGGAAAAGAGTCTAAAGCATTGTCCGAAACCCTCGCGGATATGGAAGAATTGCATCCTATATGGGTGGA